TTAAATAATATCCACACGGGCATCCGTGCGGTTAATACCTTTGGGACGATTAAACCCAAATCGAACTTTTACCTCAGCTTTTTTCTTTCTAAGACTACCGTCTGGAGATTCATGAGTAATCACAATAATCTCTTTAACTAAAGTCATTACAATTTGCCGCTTAGTTTCGAATGATGGATCACCTTCGACTTTAGCACGAAATTCATTAAGTATTTTTTCTGCAGTAGTAAAGTGAAGAGTGATTAATTTGTCATTTTCGATTAGTTCATTTATATGTTGTATTCGATTCTGTAGGTTTAAACTCTCATCCATTATACTTTGTAACTGCTTTTCTACATCTAACGCAGTAATCATTTTTTGTCTATATAGATTTAATATGCTTTGTCTTTCATTCTCTTTGTCAACAAGACTTTGAGTTACCAACTTTATTTCTTGTTGTAATTCTTCTTTCAGACTCTTCTTAGCATCTATACCTTGTTGCAGTTCTTTGACTGCATCACCTGGATTTAGAATAAACTCCTCGCATTCATTCCATACTAGATTTTCGATCCACTCAGCAGGTATATTTTTTGAAGGACATTTTTCAATGGGGCCTTTGTAAACTGTTTTACCAGTACATCTATAAAATGGTTTTAACGTTCGTTTTCCAGTCTTACGAGATGTTGAGTTAAAAGCAACACCAACATAAGTAAGGCCACAGCATCCACATTTAATCAACCCGCGTAATAAATAAGGCCTTGTTGAATTTCGAGCTGAATTAAGGCGGTTGTCTCGTAATGTTTGTTGTGCTGCATCCCAAATTTCCTCAGATACTATTGCCGGTACTTCTCTCACTATTATTTCACGCTCACGCTTTGAACGTTTACCATATTCATGGTAGCCCTTATAGGTTGTGTTTTTAATTGTACTGCCAACTCTAGCAGGTCGCCAAATACCCGCAGTGTTCTCCTTACGTTTACCACGATCCCTTTTTAACTTTCGTCCGTGGATTGCATATGATGGAGGAATTTTGAGGTCATTAAGGTAATCAGCAACTTGTATGGTAGACATTTTTTGATGAGCAATTAAATGATAGATTAATCTTATCACACCAGCTTCAGATAAATATTCTTTACGAGGTAAGGGATCTTCATTTAATTCCAGAAAACCCTCGTTATTCACCCGATATCCATAAGGAACAATCCCACCTAACCATTTACCCAAACGTGCATGTCTATTAGCACCATGCCACATTGTCTCAATTAAAGTATCTCTATCAAACTCAGCTTGGCCAGCTAACAGTGTTATAACAAATCGGCCCATTGGAGTACTAGTGTCAAAAGGCTCGGTCATTGATCTTATGGTTACTCCATACTGTTCAAGCTGATATACTGCATCTAATATAACCCGAGCTTTACGACCTAAACGCTTCATATTATAAATCAGTACAAGCTTAATTTTTCCTGCTTTGGCATCCTCAATAAGACGATTACCATCAGGGCGTTCTTCGAGGGCATGGGCATGTCCACTTACTCCATCATCTTTATATAAATCTACGATATTTATCTTGTGAAGATCAGCATATTTATGAGCATATTCAATTTGAGTTTCGATTGTTTCGCGTTCTTGCTGATCCTCTGAAGATACACGCGCATAAATAACAGCATCTTCAAAACCTTTACTTTCAAAATTAAACATATCTAACACCTCAGTCAAATTATTATTGTAAAAGTCCTTTATCTACATAGCCCGATAACCCCTTATTGATGAGCTGACGATCTAACTGGACTAATAATTTGTTAGTCTCGGATGACCACTGTGGGGGATGGGTAGACACTTTGTTGTGATTAACTTGAACAATTGCCTTATTCAAGCATCCTTGCATTATACGTCGTTGTATTTGCTCCACACGCTTCTTAGCAAAGGAGATTGGAACGTGAAAAGTTTCAGCAATATATGTAATAGAGTCAATTCGTGAATCAGGAATTGGAAGACGTGAAAATATAGAAAAGGGAATAGCAGCATACATAGCAAAATACTCTGCTTCATTCTCCTGAGCTACTGTAAAAGTTTCAGGCATAATGATTTGATTCCCAGCGTGACGCAACAAATGACAGAGTTCATGCAAAAAATCAGTCCACTGTTCTTCTTTAGATAGTTGACTATTTAAGATCATAGTAAGTATGCCAGGACCAATCTCTATGCCTTTACTTGGCATAGGTTTATAGTAATACCAAATGTTTAGCCGATAAGAGAACTCTTCTATATTAAGTTGATGAACTTCTGTTATATTTAAATCTTGATAAAGTTGTTCGACCCAATCTTCTAAATTGGTCATATAGTAGTACTGAAATTCTGTCATCATGGATGTCTCCTTCAGGGAACGTATGTTCTGTTTTGAGGTGAAAAGAAAAGCCATTGCTGGCTTTAAAATTTAGTTAAAATGTTTATCTACAGAGTTTGGAATTTTGAGTGAACCACTGTAGTTATTATTTTGAATCTTCTTATAGTAGGGAATTCTCTTTACTAAAGTCGTAGAAATTTTAGTTATTTTTATTTTACTTAAATTAATATCACCATATGGAAGCCCAATTTCTATAATATTATTATCTGATAGAAGTGAATCATCCTTAATAAAATTGTCATGTTGGGAGTATCTTCTCTCCTTTGTTATGGAATAGATTATTGAACTAATCAATATAACTCCAAAAAGTATTATTATTGCTTTTCCCCACCAAGAAAATTCCCATAAAAATAGTGCTGCTAATGCACTAAAAGCTAATGAAATGAAACTCTTAATCCCTTTGCCATACAGTAAAACTACAATCAATATAATTATTAATATAACCAAAGTAATCAACCCATTAAATCCCCATCGGCTGAGGTATTTGCTCTATTCACCCTGTCTTTGACCAGGCTTTCGGTCCTTTTCTTTCTCAAGCAAAATTTTAAATATTTGACGCATTTCTTCACGACGTTCTTCTGGAGCATTTAAATAATCTTTGAAGAAGATCCCGTGTTCAGGATTGTTAATAAATTCTTCGAAGGCAGCTTGTTCTTTTTGATTAAAATCATCAATTTCATCTGATGAACGTGTTTTATTGCTTCGACCTAAAAGATAGTCTGTATTAACTTCATAGAGATCAGCGAGTTTAGTCAGCATTCCTGTATCAGGATCCCTATAATCCCGTTCATAATTAGAAAGAACAGAATTTGTAATTCCTAATCTTTCCGCAACATACATTTGAGACCAACCTTTTTTTTCACGTTCTTTTTTTAAACGATTTCCTAAACTCATAATAATACCGCCTTATTTACTTTCTTGCTTAATATGATATCAGTGTTTCACTCTCCGTTAAACAAATTCAACTAAAAGTTGATAAATGTGTTGACTTACACGTAAAGTGTAATTATAATAGGAATAACAAATCAACTTTACGTGTAATTGGGAGGTGCTTAGATGGAATTATTTCAAAAAATAAAAAAGATTCGTCAGGCAAAAGGTGTTACACAAACCTTTGTTGCAACAGAAACTGGTATGACCATTTCAAATTATAATATGAAGGAAAATGGAAAACGAACAATTACGGCTCTTGAATTAGAATCAATTGCAAAAGCTATTGGTGAACCAGTAGGAGTTTTTTTTGATGAAAAATCAACGTAAAGTTGAATTTTGATTAACTAACACTATCAAAACAAGGAGGTAGGGTAGATGGAAATTCAGGATATTCGTGAAGTAAAAGAAACTCGTAATGCTGATGAAGCTACTAGATTAATTCGTGAAGGATGGATTCTTGACTATAGAGAACATGGCCAAGGCTATTCACGATATATACTTATAAAATTTTAAGGAGGGGTTTCCATGGAACATCCTCCAGGTATCACTTATAAGGCGGAATATGAGCCAGATAGTGAAAGGATGACTAAGGCACTCCAAATTTTAAAAGAAGCTCCTTTTCCAAAAGAAGAATCTCAGGAGGACATTCAAGAAGGAGCATAAATTTAGATGCTTCTATATAGAAGAAACCCGCTGAAGCTGTACTTGCAATCAGCGGATGAGGGGATCGGTAGGGGGAAACAACTTACAACTTAATACTACATTATGCCTCTGTCCGATAAAACCCAATTAAACGGACAAAGGAGCGATTCCAAAGTTGGCAATTGGACAATTCGGGACTGCACTTGATGCGGTCTTAAAACGTACAGGGAAAACACGAAATGAGGTTGGGCGCATTGCTCATGTTGACCCATCCTTAGTAGGGAAAATCGTAAAGGGTACTCGTAAGGCATCCACACCAGTAATGCAGGCTGCGGCTAATCATTATGATGATGGACAACTATTTCTTGCAGCTGCAGCCGAAGTTACAGGCGGTGCATTTATCCCTTGGCTTGATAGAGCTGATCTTCATCGATCGGCAACTACACTTAAAACACTTGAAGAAATTGATGAGGCAGAAGAAGCCTTGCAACGAGCACCGATTACAAAACGTCCTGATCAACTAGATAGTAAAGACAGGGCGGAAATTGAATTAGCTATAGTAGAGCAAATTGAAGCAGTAACAGCACTATTACATAACATCACAGTGTTATGTAGGGAATATGGCTTCTCATTCTCTCAAATGTTTAAAGAGCATCGCGAAGAAATGAAGCTTAAAAAATATATGAAATGAGGGATTCAAATGGATATTGTACAACAGCGAATAAATGAACTTGAAGCAATGCGAGGTCGATTGGAATTGACTCAAAAAAAGAATGGTGGTTGGGATTGGTTTTTGACCAATGAAATTGAAGAATTAAAAAATGCCCGTCTGGCAGGACGGACACTTAGTTTGAGAACTCGACTAAAGTCTCTTGTGGTGTCTATTGTAGCTCATGACCCACAGAAGCGCAAGGGGGCAGGGGCATGAATACATTAACTGGACAAGCCATGCAGGTGATTCAAAGGTTGACTGTAGTAAGTAATCCAACTCGTATTTTTGAGGTTGGTACTGAGCTTGATGGTCGTGAAGTCATTGAAATTAAACCAGTTGGAGAAGAGTGGCCTGATCGTATTCATTCAGAATTTTATGTACTAGATGAGAATAACAAATTAATTGCAAGTATCGAAAACGCTCCAGTCATTATTGATTGGAAGACAATTGCTGAAGATGGACCTGTACCAGAAAATGAAAAATGACCTGCGGGAACAGGTCATCAAAATTACTAATTTACTTGCCCTCACTATAGCAGATGAGGGCGAAGCACACAAGGGGGAAAGACATTGGGTACCGCTTATTCGGTTGATATTACTGATCAAAACATTGCTGTTGAGGTTAAACCTGAAAGTGCATTTAATTCTCCACTTCTTAGTATTAACGGTAAATTTGGTAGCTTTCAATTATTCGCTGTTGATGAACAACTTGCAGAAATCGAATATGCTCTCCGAACTTATCTAAACGGTATTCGTTACACTGAAGCACCAGATCAGCAAGCTATCTTAAACGATGAGTTGGCTCAATCAATTAAGGAGGAAATCGCATGACAAAGCATATGACCAAGTTAGATATTATTAACCGTTTACTAGCATTACCTAAAGAGATTTCGACAGCAGAGAATGTTCTGTTATTAGCTAATAACGGCTTGTTATCAGCAAAAGATGTTCTTCAACGCAAGGAAGATGACTTATTGTTCGGAAATGTGATTGATGGTAAAAATGCTGAAATAAGATCAGCACAAATGCGTCAGGGCACTCAAACAGAACGTGAAAATTTAAGTACTGCTGAACGAGATGTAAAGAACGCTGCTGTTCGTCTTGGTGCTTTGCGTGATGAATTCAGAGCATTACAGTCTGTAGCATTTTTACTGAAGGAGGACGTTGCATGAAAAAGATTGTGTTAGAACGTCTGACACTTCGGAATTTTAAAGGATTTAAAGAGTTTACTCTTAGCACCAATGGTGGTAATACGGACGCTTTTGGTGATAACGGTACTGGTAAGACAACTCTTTTTGATGGCTTTGTATGGTTGCTATTTGGTAAAGACAGTGCTAACCGGTCTGAACAATTATTTGAAATCAAGACATTAGATAGTGCTGGCAAAGTAAAGCAACACAAGTTAGATCATGAAGTCGAAGCGGATCTACTTATTAATGGACGCAGGAAAACATTCCGCAGAGTTTACAGTGAAAAGTGGACTAAAAAACGTGGTTCTGTAATTGCTTCTTTTGAAGGTCACACCACCGATTTTTGTATTGATGGTGTACCAGTCAAGAAGAATGAATATGAAGCTGAAATTGATTCACTCATTAAAGAAGACCTGTTCAAACTTTTGACTTCACCTTCATTTTTTAATGAGAAGTTAAAGATGGAGGAACGTCGCAAAGTGCTTTTAGAAATCTGCGGGGATGTCACAGATGCAGAAGTAATCCACTCAAATCCGTCTTTGCATAAACTTCAATCTATTTTAATTGATACGGACGTTGAGTCACACAAAAGAAAGATCGCTTCCAAATGTAAGGAGATCAATAAATCAATTCAAGAATTACCTGTACGAATTTCGGAAGCACAACGAAATCAACCTGACATATCAGAGTTAGATGAGGAAATGCTTCAGGAGGACATTGATACTTTACGTAATCAAATTCAATTGAAGGAAAATGAATTGTCTCGCATCCAACATGGGAGCGAGACAGCAGTCAAAGAAAAGCGGATTCGTGAGATTGAAGCGGAGATGCTGGAATTCCAAAATCGATTGCAATTTGAAACATTGGACAAGGTTGCAATCAAACGTGATGAAGTCAATAAGTTACATGCTCAGGTTGATAGTTTACGCCGCAAGATTGATGATAATCAGCATCGTATTAAGCAAAATGAGTTAACAATCACATCACGTAATCAAGAAGCTGAACAGCTTAGAAACAAATGGATGGAGACTAATAGTCAAGTATTTGAAAACCATCATGATACAAATTGTCCGACTTGTGGACAAGGCTTACCCGAAGATCAAGTACAAGCCGCTCATGACAAGGCATTAGCTGATTTTAACCGTGGCAAAGCCCGACGTTTGGAACAGATTAGTACTGAAGGGAAACAAGCCAAGGAACAAGTTTCACAGGCCGAGCAAACAAATATTCGTTTGCAGGGTGAAATTGAACAACTCACTGAACAATTAAATTCTGAACAATCTGCGCTATCGATTGCTGAATTTGAACTTACTGAGTTACGTTCAGGCATTCAAAGCCTTGATAGTGATCCAGATTATCAACGACTGATGGAAGAAAAAGAAGCTGTGCGACAAGCAATTTCGCAAGTTCAAAGTTCACAACAAGAAGCATGTTCACAAGTTCGGGCTGAAATTTCTAATATTCAACAGGAACTTAGAGCTTTGGATGAAGAGTTTGCTAAATTCGCTCAGTATCGAAAGATTGAGAAACGTATTGCTGAACTGGAGGGCGAAGAAAGGAAGCTTGCTGCTGAATATGAACGTCTCCAAGAGGAATTATTCCTCACAGAAGAGTTCACACGTTCTAAGGTGGCCTTGCTTGATTCAAAGATTAACTCCAAATTCAAACTTGCTAGATTCAGACTCTTTAAGGATCAAATCAATGGCGGTGTGGATGAGGTTTGTGACACGTTGTATAACGGTGTTCCATATGGTGGTGGATTGAATAATGCGGCTCGTATCAATGTCGGCTTAGACATCATTAATACACTTGGCCAACATTATGGATTCTCTGCACCAATCTTTATTGATAATGCAGAAGCAGTTACTAAGCTGATAGATACGGATGCGCAAGTCATTCGACTAATAGTAAGTGAAAGGGATAAACGTTTGCGTCTGGAGACAACATCAGACAGCAATTTAATTCCAGTAAATATTGAGGTGATCGCATGAGTGAAGTTGTAATAGTAAAGGTCATCACAGGGGAAGGCTGGGAAGGCTATTGTCGTGAGAGATTAGAAATCGATGGTAGTGAAGTCATGTCTGTAGGACCACTATCAGAATGTCCAGAAGATGCAATTTTAGAACGAGATTTGGTTGGTCCTTCTGATTTTGCTAGTTTGTTAAAAAGCTTTCTAGTTGAGCATCAAGGAAAGAAAGTCAGATTTGTTTATGAAGACGAGGGGGATGAAGAATGAGTGATTTTTCAACAGTACTATCAAAGGTGAACGACAACTATTTTCCAATGATTGAGCGTCAGCTTACTGGGAACGGTATAAAGATGGATGAGTACTCCAAGTCATGCGTTATCAATGCTATTTCAGCAATCAATAATGCAATGGATGCCAAATTAATTAGCTGGAATGATGATCAGCTTGATAAGAGCAATATCACACAAACGTTAATTCAAGTTGCTTCTTTAAAACTAAATGCCGCGGCAAGCCCTCGTGAAGTTTACTTTCAAATCCGAAATGTCAAAGCAAAAGGAAAAGTGGATGGTAAAGAGGTTGAAATTTGGAAGAAGCAAGTTGAGATGGGCATCGAGGGGGATGGCAACGATGCTATCCTTGCCCGCTTTGGACGAGATGTAAAAAAAGTTGGACAGTTTTGGTTAGTTCGTGAAGATGATGAGTTTACTTATCCTGTTTACACAGGTTTTGATGTTGAACCACCAACTTGGAAACCGACAGGAAAGGGCGATGTTGTTAGAATTGTGTACCCTATCATGAAGACAGACGGAACTATAGAATATCACATTTCTGAACGTGATGATGTAGTTCGTAATCTAATTGCTCATATGAACAATAACATGATGAATGAAACCTTTGGAGTATGTACTGATCGTTTCAAAGCAACTCCAGATCAACGGAAACAGATTGCTATTAAGAAAGCAGAAGTCTTGAACAAAGCCAAGTCATTAGGATTAGGTGCTTTAGATGATACTGACTTGCAACAGTATATCAGCCCTGCTTGGACAGAACATCAAAGTCGTGAATCTATGATTATTCGTAAAATGAGAAACAACGTAGTTAAGAAGATCCCGAAGGATTTTGGTAATGCCTTTGTGGAGTTAACTTATACAGAAGCTACGGATGAATCCTATGCAGAAGTTAAACGCGAAATTGCAGAACATGCGAATGCGACTGTGATTGATGTAGAACCTTCAAGTCCACAAGAAACTGAATCAAAGAATTCGTTAGATGATCAACCTAACGGAAAGGAAGATCAAGGGGTTGAAGATATGGAAAGCGATATTCCACCTATTGGAGCGGAAGGGCCTGATTTCTAATGATCGATATTAAATGCTTGGGTTCCAGCAGTGCAGGAAATGCCTATCGAATTACAGATGGGCATACCTCACTTTTAATAGAGGCAGGCTTTCCTTTTAAAGAGATTCAAAAGGCTTTAAATTTCAGAATGTCTGACATTGCAGGTTGCCTTATAACACACGAACACCAAGATCACAGCAAGGCAGCAAAGGACGTAATGAAGGTGGGGATACCTGTTTATACAAGCAAAGGTACCGCAGAAGCTCTTAATCTATCAGGGCATCGTTTAAAGCCAATCAAGGCACATCAGCAGTTTGTTATTGGAACGTGGACTATTAAACCATTTGAAGTAGAACACGATGCAGAAGAAGCCCTTGGATTTGTCTTAGCTAATACAGAAGGAGACAGACTTGTATTTTTAACTGACACCTATTACTGCAGATATAAATTTACTGGTCTAACTCACATCATGGTGGAGTGCAATTATTCAATTGATATCGTAAATCAACGCATTGTCGCTGGTGAGTTACATCCAGGACAAAAGAAACGCTTGCTAAGGTCACATTTTGGATTAGAGCATGTAAAAGGTTTTCTGAAAGCTAATGACATTAGTAAGGTACAGGAGATATGGTTGTTGCATTTATCAGATGGTAATAGTGACGCTGCTAGATTTAAAACAGAGATTCAAGAGACTACTGGCAAGTTAGTACACGTAGCAGACCGATGATCGAGGAAAAACCATTACTAAAAAGTATGATGGGTGCTCAAATTTGGCGGTTGATGAAACCTAACCCTGATGAGTTCAAACGTCAAACAATATCTTACTTTGAAAGAGGTTACCCAGGTTGGACAGTAGTTAGGGTTAAGTATCCATTTGTGTTTCTAAGGGATGATAGGAGGCCACAAGGATGAGTGATGTTGTACAGCTTGATTTGTTTTCGTTAGTCAATGATTCATTACCTCAGAAAGAACCTATTAGCTCAGCAACTAAGGTATTAAACGGTATGTACTATGAACGCTCAACTAAAAAATTTGTCTCTTATATACAAGGGAGACGTCACTTTGAAATAATACCTAGTCGCTGTTTAGGCGACAAGGAATGGAAAGAGAAAACGATGAGGGAGCGTGCTATATGAGCCAAATGACAGATGAAGAGTTGATTAAAAGATCAACAGATATCGTAGATTTTCTTAGTGAAAAAGATGAGGAAGCCAGAAAACTCGGAGAAGATCAGCACATTCATTTTTATACATCTGTAGCACATACATTAGGAGCTCTAGCAGGTTTTGATTTTAAAGCTCAAGGATACGGGCCAATGATGAGTGTGCTAATCGAAGCTATGACAGATGGACTTCAAACTGCTATGCAGGCTAAGGGAATCAATGGAACCATAATTAAGGTTAAGAAAGAATAGTTTAGGGGATGAAATTAATGCCCGAAGGCAGTTACTCTTTTCCGATTTATTCTGGAATCTTGGAACATAGACATTACAAAAAAATAGGGTCAGCAATATGGCTGTTCCTTTGGTGCATCAGCTCCACGACATCCGAAAAGGAAAAGGACGGTACTGTCTGGGGCGTCGTCCTTGGAAATAAGCCTATAAAAATTAGTGAATTAATAGAAGAGTTCGGAGTTTCAGATCGAACAATTCGATCATGGATTAAGACGCTTGAAGATAACCACTACATACGAGTCACCAGAGCGCCTTATGGTCTGATATTCACAGTTCGAAACTCCAAAAAGTTCAAAAATAGATCGGTAGTAAGCTTCCAGTCTGAGCAAGGAGAACGGCAAGATTCTACCGATCAGAATAGTAGAGAACGGCAAGTAATTGCCGATCACTCGGAAGAAAACTGCCGATCTAATAAAGATATTACAGAGATATTGATTGATAGATGGATTAAAGGTTTGCCAGAAGATGAACAAAAAGAGTTGAGTTCAAGGTCCGGGGTTCTGTCGTCCGCTGTGGGTTCCGTCTCCACAGGCCAAATAGTCCTTGATAAACCGACAATTGAACAGCGTGTACACCTAATCGAAAGATATTACATGCAGCAGAACGGCTTACTTAATCCAGTATCCGTTGATTGGGAACATGTTAGGGAAGTTGCGAATGAGGCCATTCCATTGGATCTCATAAACTTTTTCATTGATCTGGCCATTGCGCGCAAGAAGGCTACACGAAAAAGGCCTTCAGACAAAATTAGGCTCTTTTCTTATTGCAAAACCGTAATTTTTAATTGCTGGGATGACCTATCGGCCTATCTTGAAGATACTCATAAACAAAAATCAGCTATTAAACACAGGCCAGTTAGTAAAATGACAAAACAAGAAAAAGAAATTGCTGAACTTGAAAAGTTCATCGAGGAGGAGAAAAAGCGTGGAAGTGGTTGAAATAGCCGAACTGTATAAGCATGTCAAAAAACATTTCCCGTTTTTTGACGCTTCAATCGATAAGGTCAAAGAAGATTACAAGTACCTCAAAGATTTCCCCAAGGAGACGGCTTGGGAGAATGTAGATCAGCACATTTTGACTGAGACGGTTACACCAACCATTGCTCATATTCGTGGACGTCTCGGTGAACAAATTGAACGTGAACGGATGAGAACCGCCACAGATCAGTATTTTGCCGAACGTGAGGAAGCCAAGAAACACGCTTGTTCACCGCCTCCAGGATGGAAGGAGGGCATATATGCAAAGCTTGGAAAACATGCTACCAGAGCTACCGAATGATTTAGCAGCGGAATGTTCTGTAATTGGGGCAATTTTGATTGATTCAACGGTGTATGAACATGCTGAAGCACTCATTCCTAAGTCTTTTTATCATTCTGGGCACCAAATCATTTTTAAACGGATTGCTGAACTCGCTGATGAAGGTTCACCCATTGACTTAGTGACACTAACTTCAAAATTGCAGGACAACGGAGAGTTAGAAGACATTGGGGGAGTAAGTTATTTATCCAAGTTAGCTCATGCAGTACCCACAGCATCCAACGTTGATTATTACGTCGAATCTGTACAAAACAAATTCATGGTTCGTGAATATATACGGTCTAGTATGGCGGGTATTCAAGCGGCAGCATCGGGCGAAGACATCAGGCTTCTTGTTTCTTCGGCTCAACAAATTGCAACCACATTAGCAGATCGATCAGCACCTAAAAGTGACTTTAGACCAATAGGTGAATTGCTAATTGAGTCAGTAGAATCCACTGAGAACAAAAGTGAAGCATTTAAAACAGGCAAGGTTACAGGATTAGAGACAGGATATACAGACCTTGACGGTATGCTTGGTGGATTACAGAACACAGATTTAATCATTGTTGCAGCTCGTCCTTCTGTTGGAAAGACTGCATTTGCGCTGAATATCGCTCAAAATGTTGCTAAAAATTCTGGTGAAGTTGTAGCCCTATTTAGTTTAGAAATGTCAGAACTTCAACTAGTTAACCGTATGATCAGTGCAGAAGGTAATATTGAGGCTAGCAAATTGAAAATAGGTGACATGGGAGAAGATGACTGGATGAAGATGTCTAATGCAGTTGCAATATTGGGTGATACAAATATTCATATTGACGCTTCACCAGGTATCACTGCTTATGAAATACGTGCCAAGTGTAGACGTTTGAAAAAACAACAAGGACTAGGGCTTATCATCATTGATTACTTGCAACTTATTAGTGGGGCTAAAAGTGGAAAATCTGCTGAGAATCGTCAGCAAGAAGTATCCGAAATTTCACGAATATTGAAACAAACAGCTATGGAATTAGAAGTGCCTGTTATCGCCTTATCTCAGCTTAGCAGGGGCGTAGAACAACGTCAGGACAAGCGTCCAATGATGTCTGACCTTCGGGAATCAGGCTCCATTGAACAAGATGCTGATATTGTTGCTTTCTTGTATCGGGATGATTATTACAACCAGGAGACTGAGAAGAAAAACATCATTGAGATTATCATTGCGAAGCAACGGAACGGACCAGTCGGAACAGTCGAATTGGTGTTCTTGAAAAATATTAATAAGTTTGCGAATTACGAACGGAATCATTCAGAGTCGCCACCACCGTCAAAACCAAATAAAGTGACTAATTTTCAAAAACGCCAATGGGCATAGGGAGGGAATAACGTGGATGAAACAAATGAGAAGTTTTACGCATATTGTTTTCCAGAAATAGATGGTTGGCACACACCAGCGGTTGAACTTGATAGTGCTGAGGATATTTATCGATATACGAAACTTCATGGAAGAACAGGGATGTTTCAAGAAATAAAGGTCACTGATAAAGATAATTTTACAGTAGTTCAAATGATTAATGGAAAATACACTTGGCCTGAAGAATGGAAAATTTTAAACAAGGAGGCAATACAGTATGGGGAAAATGACACGACCTACCAAGCCAACACGTAAACAAAAAATCGAAATGAAGGCTTGGAAGCTTGATCCTGGGAACTGGCTTGTAATAAGTGATACACCTTCTGAATTATCTCTCATTAGCAAGGAAGGCCTAAAGAAGAGATATATTAAGCGTGGTGCATGATGGGTGAACCTATTAGTTGTTGGACACGTTGGTCAGTGTACGAATACATGAAACATCGTTTTGTTCGTACTGGGCATGTTCCTAATCAAGCAGAGTTGCAGGAAGAATTTCAGGGGATTAATCAAACTGAGCTCCTTGAGGGAATTGCTGAGTTCGGGACCATTGCTAATGGATGGCCAGAGTTGGAGGCACAACATGCAACAGCGAAAGCTGATTGATCCTTATTTTCAAGATGTGCCATGGGAAATCGTATATGACGATAATGGCAGGGTGATAGGTGAGGTCTTTATTTTATTTGGAAGCTCGGTGAATGGGAAATATGAAAGTTATGGGAATAGACCACGGAACAAATTATGCAGGATGGGCACTCATGGAAAAAGGAGAACCTCTAGAGTTCGGCCTTCGTGATTATACCAAAATAAAAATGCCCCAGGTGTTAGAAGCAATCTATCAAGATTCGATCGACTTAATAGAGAAGAAACGCCCCAAAGTAATTGTTTTAGAAAGACCTGTACACTTTAAAAATGCTAATAGCGTTATTGCTTTAGTTGGGGCTTATTCAATGGTTACGTTAGCTGCCTTGCATTTAAATAAAAAGATTGTTGAGATTCGTCCTTCAGAACTTAAGATGCAAACGGGCAAAGGAAATGCGGATAAGGAAACAGTAGCGACCGAGATGCAAATGCTATTTGATTTAGACTATGACCAATTAGCAATACCAGTACTTTACGCAAAGGATGATCCAAAAGGTAAATACAAAAAGGGAGAAATTAAACAAAGGCTGTTTGACCCTTCAGATGCTTTAGCACTTTGTTGGGCTTTTAATCAAAAATTTATTAAGGGAGTGTAATAACAATGGCAGATCACGCAAAATTCACAGCTGAAATTTCAAAGGGAATCAATATCAAGGAATCAAACGTTGAAGTGAAATTATTAATTCCTCTTAAGACTGCACAACAACATCTTATTTTTCTAAGTAGCAACCAAGGTGAAAAAGTAAATGTATTTTTAGGGGATCCACAGGTATCAATGAATTTCTCTGATGAAGAAGAGGATGCAATGTATCAGAAGTTTACTGGTAGATATGTGACTACGGATGCTTCAGGTGTTGTAACCAAAGTTGAGGAAAAAGAAGAAGATGAGAACCAAGTCGAATTGTTTGATGAAAATGGAGAGCCAGTGATTGCTTCAGAAGGTCAAGAAGATGTTGAGGGTGGAAATACAGACGAAACCGATCAGCAAGATGATGAAGGTACCGCAGAAGGTGCAACTGAAGGAGACGGAGATGGTCTAGGGGATGACCTACCTGATTGGATGAAAGACGGTAATGGTCCAGAAATGAATTTTGATAAAGATGGCCAAGGTTCTCCAACTCCTGAAGAACACGATGAACATGAACAACCTGCAGGAGAAACTGAACCAGGACAACCTGAAGGTGAAGAACAACAAGAAGCTACTGGTGAAATTACGAAGGAACAACTTGAGGAATATATTCTTAATTTAAAACCTTCTTTTCCGGATATTGATCTTGATTTCCCTAACTTAGTTGAAAAGCGTCGTAATGGTGAAACGTGGTTAGGATTGTCGCAACAATTAGGTATTCCAAGTAGTCAATTAAGCTCTAAGTACCGTAAGTATAAGGATAAAGTGAAGGATTTAATGCAGGGTGCAGGCGTAGCATAACACCAGGTAGTTGATCTGTAAGGGGCGTTCTCGCCCCTTTAACCGAACGTACGATCTTGTTTTTTATGTATTAATCTTCTGTAAGCTTAACATCTATTAGGTGTTTACAATTGTGGCATTTGGTTGTCAGTGTAAAAGTTTTCTTCTCATTGATGGCAAGTAACGATAAAAATTGTATAAATAATCCTGGTAATGAAAGTCCAGCTAGAATGAGAGCAATTCTATTCATAATTGCTGTGTTTGTAACTACTTGATCATCCATAAAAGCCATATATAACATAAGACCCAATAATCCAAAAAATCCTACAATTGAAAAAATAAATAGCATACCCCAAAAGATTTTGACCCAACGTTTTATTTTAATAGTTTTCAAAAAAATCACCTCATATTCTACTACGTAAAATATAGAAAATAGATTCAATATAAATGCAGGAGGTATTGAAGTATGAAAAATACAATGGGAGATTTGAACAATCATCTATTTGCCCAACTTGAACGATTGAATGATGAAGAGTTAAAGGGAGATAAATTATCTGAGGAAATTAACAGGGCTAGGGCTATAACTGAAGTAGCGACTCAGATTATTTCAAATGGTTCTCTAGTATTAAAAGCAGCTAAGCTTTCTGATGATCGGATGAGTGCAGATACAGTTGTTCCTAAAATGTTAAAAGGTGAGAGCTGATGTTGAAATATACGCCTGAACAGAGAGAATTTATTCATGAAAATGCTCCAGGTAGATATAACTCAGAAATTGCTGAATTGTTTAAGGCTAAGTTCAATATCGAAATTTCAGAAAGTCAGATAAAAAGCTTTAAAACAAATCACAAAATTAGAAGTAATGTTCCACGTAAATGCACAACTGGTGATGAAGGATTGTTCACGCAAGAACAAAAAGAGTTCATCAGACAAAATGTTGAAGGTAGATTTAATCAGGAGCTTGCTGATCTAGTCAATGAAAGGTTTGATATGCAGATCACAGCAAAACAAATGAATACTTACAAAAAAAATCATGGTTTAGTAAGTGGTTTGGATTGTAGGTTTTCAAAGGGTTCTACCCCAGTAAATAAAGGAACTAAGGGACTGTACAATGTTGGTGGCAATAAAACTTCGTTTAAGAAGGGACAACGTTCATCAAATTACAAGCCTGTTGGCAGCGAACGAATTGATCGTGATGGGTACATGCTAATTAAAGTTTCAGATGATGGACCTTGGCATAAACGATGGAGACACAAGCACAAAGTGCTATGGGAGGAAAAGAACGGTCCAATACCTAAAGGACATGCATTACTTTTTGCAGATCAAAACAAACAAAATATTCAAATTGATAACTTAATTTTGATAACAAGAAGTCAGCTAGCAATATTAAATACTAAACAATTACTGCACAATGATGCGGATCTGAATAAAACAGGAATTATTATGGCTGACCTCATTAAAAAAATTAGTGATAGGGGGCGCAAGAAGAAATGACGGATAGAAAAGAAGGCTATGCGGCCTTGCTGAGTGTGGCTGTTGAGATAGCGTTAGATCATGCGCTTCGTGAAAGTAGACTTAAAACTATAAGCATTGAAATAGATGAGGCATTGGACAACAAGGACAAAGAAGCTTTTATGCGATTGACTGATGAAATGAAACAACTTGATCAAAATAATGATATTCAAGGCAAGGAGCAAGCCAATGAAGGATAAACCATTAACTCGACGCCAGGCAGAGGCACTGGATTTCATAAAATCATTTGTATCTCGAAATAACTATCCTCCAACGATCAGGGAGATAGCAGATCATATGAACTATGCTTCAACTTCTACAGCATTTAATGTGTTAGAAATGTTGGTTCGTAAAGGATTTATTAAGAAAGGTAATGGGCCTCGTGAATTACAAATTATTGGTTGTGAGTCCATGGCAGAAAAGGATGCACAGATTAATAGGTTGAGTGAAGCCTTGGAACGCATAGCTGGTATGGACATTATTGGGAGTAATGCAATAACGATGAAGAGTATTGCACAAAAGGCACTCATCCCAAAAGGCGGTGAAACTCAATGCTCATGAAAGCAATAACCATTCATCAACCTTGGGCAACACTCATGGCTTTATGTGAGAAATTACTTGAAACACGTAGTTGGGCAACAAAGTATCGTGGAAAGATAGCTATACATGCAGGAAAGAAGATAGACAAAGCAGCTTGCGAGGAACCTGAAATCAAAGCAGCTTTGGCACGTCATGGGTATACGGTTGATAACCTTCCGACTGGCGCAGTGGTAGCAATAGCCAATCTCAAGGATATCTGGAGTATAAACCGTCCTTATGGTCCTGATGGGCTGGTTAAAAAAACAAGTCATGATACAGGCATATCTAATATATGGGGTGGTATGAAGCCTTCTGAATATCACTTTGGCGACTATAGCGATGGTAGATTTGCATGGGAAACGGATAACGTCAGGCTGCTTGCTACTCCAATCGCAGCAAAAGGACAGCAAGGTCTATGGAATTGGAGTGGTCATGTTGCATGATAACAGTGTAAAGACAGAAAAATGGCCTAAGGAAAAGATTGACGCTCACCTTAAAAAGATAGGAGCAGACAAGCCACCTGAACCACGTAATCAATATGAAAGCAAAATTACAGCTCCTAAACAAAGTCGTTGGGGCAAGTATTTATAAGAGGGGGTCAAAAATTGATCTACGAAGCTAAGTTTGAGAATGGTGAAAAAACCATAACGGCAGATTTTAATCACATAGCTGCTTATGTAAGGGATACAAGTAATAGCGCAGAAGTGAGCGTATGGAGTGGTGGAAATCCTATTGCTACTGTTTCAATTGATATTAGGAGAGTTGGCCAATGAATATTACAAAGCCCCTATTTCCTTGGTCGGGCAGGGGCTTGTAAAGGTAAATCATTCCTCTTGACATTATAGCACAAAGGGGAATGAGGGGAATGGCGATGGTATGGGGACAAGGGGAACTATTCGCTTCAGCAACTGAGCAGGAGATCCAACGGACAAAATTCCTGCTCAGTAAATATACACATATGATTGCACTTATGCAGGATTTTGAACGATTTGAAGAGGATCTAAAGCAAGTTGCTATAGATGGCGAAGTAGCTCGTCGCATCGATCAGGAAGATTTGCATGCTGATAAGACAGCTAATGCCACCATATTGATTGAAAAGCAACGATGGGTGTATCAGCAGTATAAATTCTATATTAAGCAGTTAGATCGAGCTTTTGCACTAATACGAGACGTTGAAGCAAGTCGTGCTGTGGAGTATAGATTCATTAAGGGCTATTCATACTCAGAGACATTGCTGTTCTTCCGCAGAAGTCTGAGTGACAGCACTATTAGGCGCAAGATGGATGAAGGTGTTGAAAGTATGGCTAACAGCTTAAAACTGATGGGATTCTTTGAACAAGATGATGCAGAGTTTTGAGAAAAATGAAAAAGAAAGCGCCGAACTAAGACATTATTTCGTATTTAGTCGGGCGCTTTCTTTTTAATAAGAGCCCAGTTGTTCATATGTAATCACGCATATCTTGTTAAATATAGAAGGGATGATCTATTTATGAAAAAGAAAACATGGAGATTGGCTGTGCCATTACCAACAAAGAAAAATGTAAAGATATCTGCTTCGTACCGAAAAATTACAATTCGTCTGCAAGAGGCGATTGTTGACGAAGCAAGGCCAGCGACGTTATATTTTTATCTCGATAGTAGATTCACCGCAGAGCAAGAAGAAGCGATCAAACGTATACTCTTGATAACGATTTATAGCTGGGGTGAATATTTCGATGAAGTCAGTAATAATGGCACGTCAAGTTTAAAGATGTGCGCCCAAAAATATGCTCGATTTAATCTCTCTCCTGTTTGGTTCGACGAAAAGTTGGCCAACGGCGGTGTAGCGGTCGACATCATGATGAGCGCTTTCACGACCGCCTTCTTGGCCAACGGCTTCGGACGTTCGGCCAAGGCATATATCATCTATGAAATACCGAAAAAAGGATCTAGCTTTACGATAAAAGCAGCCAACAGCTCGGATCCGGAAAAATCATCGCTATCCGTCACTGTCAATCCGCAAATGCTTGAAAATATTGCCCTTCCGGACGGAGTGCTCGCAGGTTCTTTATGGCATGCATGGATGCACAGGCTGGGTTACCGTCATCCTGTAGGAAAATATGCTGGTTATTTTATCGGCGAAGTACCTTTATGCATCATGAGGGGCTATCTTGAGAAACAACCTACCAGAAAAGACAGTAGGTTTACTCATTATTTAGATTAATGCAAACTAAGAAAATTATCGCTTACGCAGCACAATTCGTTGGAATTCAGTTTAAGAAAAATGCTTCGCGCAGAAACATAGATTGTTCATCCTTCGTTCAAATGGTATACAAAAAAAATTGCATCACATTGCCTCGTACAGCAATCCTACAATCTCAAGTGGGAATTTATGTCCCCAGAGAAGAATTGCAGCCATGTGATTTGTTGTTTTTTTACGTACCTGACAAATATGCTACTAACGACATCGTTGGTCATGTTGGAATTTATGCTGGGAAGCAGAAAATGATCCACTGTATCCCAACTTCTAATATATTCCTCACAAGCATTAATAAGCCTCATTGGAATAAAACGTTTCTCATGGCTAGAAGAGTAATTAATGAAAAACAAGTGATGAATGAAGTGCGAACCAAGTGTGATTTTTGACCACAAAATGAGCATAACCTGAACGTAATTTGGACCTAAGTTGAGCACCACATGACAGTTTTTACGTGATAGTATGTAAGCATAGAAAAAGGCGAGAATGACACGCACGACTGCATAAGTGCAGTACTTACCGAGGCGTACCTCTTCTCGCTTTTTCTAAAGTTAAGATCCAATTTCAAAATAGTTGAAGGTGCATGATTAGGAGGTTTTAGTTCATTGGACTTCTGGCAACTATTAATTGTATGGATAGGAGTAATTTGTTGGAGTGTTACTTATAAGGATAGAATAAGTAAATGGATACTATATCCTGTATCTCTGGTTTCTATATTTGGAACTCTGATTTATTGGATGTTCAATCAATAAACTGAGAAAGCCTATGAAATCAGAAGTTATCACTAAGTTAATGAGGTTTAATCAAGTTTTTAGGTTTTGACTTCCAGTTCTATAGGTCGTTAAAATGGTCTTGTTCTTCCTCTCTAGTAACTAAGTACAACTGCTTTTAAACAAAGAGCAAGGCGATTTTGTAGCGTACTTGTACGCCCGAATCTAAGAATTGTAGTAATAGCAGCAGCATTTGTTTTTTTTATTTAAAATCGCTATTTATTTCGTAAATATCGTACATAAATCAATCTAAGTCGTTCCTATCGGATCGGCTTTTTTACGTTCAAAGGAGTGGAATTATGAGAATCATAAATTGGCTTGTGAAGGTGACATATGGAAGATCAGCAGAGAATAGGAGTGATCGTCGTGGGCAAAAGGAAAAATAAGCTCAAGCGTCCTTGTGTTGAACCTAAACAGCCTACTAAGTGTAAAGGTTGTGTGTGGGGGAGATGGGATGGGGTTAAACAGTTTTGTAGTAGACAGCAGTGTGTAAAGAAGGGAAATACTTCCTGAAGATAGAATCAACATTTTAAGATACTATTTTAATTTAGGGGTGATTCGATTTGAAATTACATGCAGAAGAAGTGAGATCAGGCAATATTAAAGGTAAAATGTATACAGCCTTTTTTGCAGCTTTGCCTACTGGTCAATTTATGGCGTCCATTGTTGGGAATGAAACTGAGGAAAATGGATTTGGAGGGCATATTACAAAGGTATGTGCTAATAAAGAAGAAGCTATAACAGCAATTAACGAGGCATGGGCTGAACTTGAACGTAGTATTAATTGAATATGCATATGTTCTTACTGTTTAACAATTAGACGAAATGTAAGCCAATTTCAGGAACATTCATTTTTAACGTCCAATTACAGGTGTAACAGAATAGAACGTCAGGAAAGAAGCCGTAGCTTCGTTGTACGGCTCTATTTTTATGCTTGCGTATGTGGAAACCAACTTAACACAAATGGGGGAGGATGAATAAAAAGAATAATAATTACCTACTATAATTAAGAAATTTGAATGGAGGTAATAGGCTATGGGACTGAAAAATATTAAAATGTCTGCAAATACTGTTACAAATGCAGCGCGTGAATTTACTAAAAATCCAAGTGAAGCAACTGCAAGAACAGCTGCAAGCGCGTCCAGAAGACTTGGAAGAGATTCACAAAAACTAGTAGAAGATGCAAGGAAAAGAGCAGCAGCGGCAAAGAAAAAAGCAGCAGCAGAAGCAGCAGCAGCAGCAGAAGCAGCAGCAGAAGAATTGAAAAAGAAAGCACTTGAAGCTGAAGAAGCTGCAAAAGCTAGAGCAGCCGCTGAACTTGAAGCTGCAGCAAAAGATTTAAGGGAGAAAACAGAAGCTTTAATTAAAAACCAGGTAAATAACGCTCTCTCAAACTTAGAACAAGATCTTAGTACACTTTCTGAGCAAGGAAAACAATTAGTATCCAAGCTTGAAGAACTACGAGATTTAACTGACTTAAATAAACTTAAAGCCGAAGTATTGAACAGAGCTGAGCAACTTGGAGAAGAATATTTAAAAGAAAAATTAGCTCCAATTGAAAATCAACTTTCAATTGTTGCAATTCCTGATCTTGAACTCAATTTAGATAAGTCAACTTTACTGGTGCAGCTTAACATATACTTTATGCTCCCAGATGACCGTGATAAATCAACCATTGAATTTGCAATTGCATCAATAAATTCGGAAGTCTCACAATCTATAACACAACTAACCGCTCCAAGTGTTTCGGCAAAATTTGTATTTAATCAGGATAGAATATCCGGTTTAATAAAAAATGAAATCGAATCACAAAAGGATAAGCTTATACAAATGTTTTTTGAAATGTTTTTTTCTGAATATTTAACAGTATTCAAAAAAATTCAAGAGGTAATACCTGATCTTTTTTAAAATAGTTATGAAGAGACAGTCCCCATATTAAGGGGGCTGTTTTATTTGGAGGTAATCATGGAAATCAGAATCGTACCAATAGATCAGATCAACGCAGCAGCCTATAACCCTAGAGTTGATCTTCAAGCGGGTGACCTTGAATATGAGAAGCTCAAACGTAGCATTGAACAGTTTGGATACATAGACCCTATCGTCTGGAATGAGCGTACAGGTAATATGGTAGGCGGTCACCAACGATATAAGGTCATGGTAAATGAGCATGGTAGCACTGAACTAATGGTATCTGTTGTTGATCTGGACGATCAGCAGGAACGGCTATTAAACGTTGCCCTTAATAAAGTGTCAGGACAATGGGATGATGAAGCCCTGGCTAACTTGTTAAGCCAGCTTCAAGAGAATGGAGCAGAGTTATCACTAACAGGCTTTGATGATGATGAAATATCTAAGTTGATTGCAGAATTTACGGAACCACCAGAGGATCAGTTAGGGGATTTCGCTAATAAAGAATTGGATGTGTCTGACTTTGATGAATCCAATTTTGATTGTAAATGTCCTCGATGCGGTTTTGTTTTTAACCAGGACGATGTGTCATGAAACAGCCATCATGGGATTGGAAACTTGCTGATTTAAAGCATGTCCAACAAAACGGTCATACAGTGTTTTCCTGCTTCTCGTGCGGTGGCGGTTCCACAATGGGTTACAAGTTAGCTGGATATAAGGTATTAGGGAATGTGGAGATTGATCCACAAATGATGCGTATCTATCGTCAAAATCATAATCCGCAGTATCCTTTTATGATACCTATCCAAGACTTCAAAAATATTCCCATTAGCGAGTTGCCGGCAGAACTGTTAAACCTGAGCATATTGGACGGTTCACCGCCATGTAGTGTGTTCTCAACTGCCGGTGATCGTGAAGATAAATGGGGTGGAGAATATGCTTTTAGAGAAGGACAAGCCGTTCAAAGGTTAGATGATCTATTCTTTGAATATCTAGACGTAGCTAATAAACTCAAACCTCGTGTGCTTGTAGCTGAAAATGTTAGGGGAATGCTTATTGGTAAAGCTAAGGGGTTTGTGAGCCTGGTATTATCAAGAATGCGAGAGATCGGCTATAGACCACAACTGTTCCTACTCAACTCGGCGGGCGTGCCACAGAAGCGTGAGCGCGTCTTTTTTGTTGCTTCCAGAGAAGATTTATCACTACCGCCTTTGAAACTAGATTTTAAAGAACCTCCAATTTTGTATCGTGATGTTCGTAGTGGTACTGGAAAGGTGATTACTTCAAGCAGCAGAACGTTCCAACGTTGGCATAAGAAGCGTCCACCGGATCTAAACATGGGAGATGTAACTGAACGTGAAGAGGGGAAGATGAGTAATTTTAATACTATACTGCTTAAGGATCAGAAAGTGGCCAATACCCTTGCTAGTTCATCTGTTTTCCTGCGTGATGATGTACCTGAGCACATTTCTGATACAGACATTATTCGCTTGCAGACATTTCCGAGTGACTATGACTTCATGGATGCAAATGTGCAATATGTATGTGGCATGAGCGTTCCTCCTATAATGATGCACAGAATTGCTGAGCAGATACAGATTCAGTGGCTTAGTAAAATGTAAAAAGGAGGACGCGCTAACGTCCTCCTGACACCAGGGGTGCTTCCCCATGGCTGAGATAGCGGTGCGCCACGCGTGGCATTTACAGTCGTCCGCTATCTCGTATTCCATATTAACGGAAAGCCCAGGGGAACAGCAATGAGAACAGAGGAACAACAAGAATTACTGCTACAGCACGAACTTGAGGTTATGGAAGGAATACTTGAATCTAAAGAGCAGTACCGCAGAATCGTTAAAGCTAGTATAGCCCAGTGGGTTAAAGACCTACAGGCTGGACATATAAAGATGCAGAGCGTTCAGGATTTGGAACGATTGATTGAATTGGATATTAAGTTACAGAAGGATGAATAATTTATTTACTATGTTCTTTTAAGACATCCTCAATAATAATTAAATGTTTGCTAACTAACACATCTATCTTGTTTTTGAAAGACGCTGCTATTAAAGGAATTAATATAGTAGCTCCGACCAGTAAAGAAAGGAAAAACGAAAAAAGTAACATTTTTAGATAAACATCTATTAATTCATTACTATTATCTTTAAACACGTTTATGGAAAATGTGATAGCGACAGTAATTAAAGGTAATAATACGCTTAATAGTTTTAGTGGGCCTTCAGAAGAATTGAATTCTACAGGTTTTTTAAAAAGTATATTTAGTTCAAGGTGGGCTAAATTAAAATCTTCAATAGAATCATTATAGAGTTGAGAGTAAGCTTTTCTTAATAGGACTGTTTGATTAGTAATCTGGGAATATTTCGAATGGACTGTTACCTGCTGTATTGGCAGTTCTATTCCCACCGTTATTTTTTTGTATTTTTTAAATTCCATATATGCAATGTAACTAATGAGACAGACAAATAAGATTAAAGAAATGACAAAAGTTAAGTTCATAATTCTCCTCCTTATTGTATTATATCGGAAATGTCTTGATAATCGTTAACCTTGGAGGTGGTGATAATGTAATGGCTAGGGAACGAAGCCCAGAACGAGACAAAGCCAAACAAATGTGGTTAGAGAGCAGCGGAACGATGAAGTTAAAAGACATCGCCGATGCTCTTTTTATTCCTGAAAGTAGAGTCCGAAAATGGAAGTCAATGGACTGTTGGGAAGCTGAATTGAAAGGGAGCGTTTTTGACCCATCCAATGGGAACGTTCCAAATGGAACGAAAGGGAACGCTCCAAAATCAAGGGGAGCGCCTTTAGGCAACCGCAATGCTGTAAATAATAAAGGCGGTGCTCCGCTTGGCAACCAAAACGCCAAGGGCAACAAGGGCGGTCACGGTGGCCCATATCGCAATAAAAAAGCGTTGAAGCACGGTCTATATGAAACTATCTTTCTTGATACGTTAGATGAGGATGAGCAAGCCTTGTTTGATGCTATTGAGGTTGATACTTTAGATGAGCTTAAACGGACATTGAAAACTTTAGTGCTATCTGAGCGTAGGTTTATGCGGCGAATCAAAGCTTTAGAATCTGGCTTAACGGATGAGGAAAAACGAATCAAGGAAGAACTACATCAACGTAAAGACAAAGTGCCTTATACAAGCCCGAAGTCAGGTAAACAGATTAATATAGCTGTTGAAACTGAGGGAATGAAGGTCACAGAGGTTACGACAGTTGTTGCTTCTAAGTTGGATAAGATTCTTAAACAAGAGGATCAGCTCACTAAAGTTCGAGATAAAAAAATACGTGTGCTTACTCAGATTGAATCTATTGAGCAGGAACGTGAAAAACTTGCTATTGCTCGTGAACGATTAGAACTGGAACGATTCAAAGTGTTAGGTCGAGGAGATGAGGAAGGGGATGAGGACAATGAAGATGATGAGGATGATTTAGGATGGTGATATCAGTTGCTAAAGAGCATCAGCGACGAATTAAGCGTAAGCTTCAGCAAAGGCCTGAAAAGTTAGAAGAATTAAAAGGAATAATTTCAGACTTTGAGCAGTTTTGCTTACGCATGCTGAAGATAAAGAATAAATTAGGGAAGATGGTTCCATTAGCTCTCAATGATGCACAGCGTCGTTATGTAATGCAAGTGTTGGCTAGTCTTGAGGCAGGTAAACCTGTACGAATCATTATTCTGAAAGCTCGGCAAATGGGGTTTTCAACAGTGACAGAAGCATTAATATACTATTTCACTTCGCTACAGGAAGCGAAAAATGCTTTTATCGTTGCTCAATCTTCGGATGCTTCTAGTAACTTATTCGATATGTTTCAACTCTACTATGAACGTGTTCCTGCCATCATACAGCCTATGACCAGGAAGAATAATGCCAAAAAGCTAACGTTCGAGAATCCGACGATCCGGACGGCAGACCGCCGAAGGAATCCAGGATTGAAATCAAAAATCACTGTACAAACAGCGGAGAGCAGAGTGCTTGCACGTTCTGACACGATTCATTATTTGCATGCTTCCGAGGTGGCCTTTTGGCCTGCTAAGAAAAAGAAGAAGCATTTACTGTCACTGTTAGCCGCCTTGTCAAAGGAACCTGGTAGTATAGGCATTATAGAATCTACCGCTAATGGGATGGAAGAATTCAAACAAATGTGGGATGCAGCCGTTAAGGGCGAGAGTGACTTTACTCCGCTTTTTTTTGCGTGGTTTGAGATGCCTGATTATCGTAAACCTGTGCCACCTGAATTCGAGCCAACTGAAGAAGAGATGGAACTAAAAAAAAAGTATGACCTAGATAATGAACAGTTACAGTGGCGACGCTATACGATCCGAAATGATTGTGGCGGGGATTCAAGGCAGTTTGATCAGGAGTATCCTTCCGAACCTGACGAAGCGTTCTTGCTATCTGGTGAAAGCATCTTTGATAACAAGTTTATTAAACGCCTGAAGGAAGCAATTAGCCTTAAGGGCACTATTCATGAAATTGACTTTGTGAAGAACAAAATAAGTCAATCACATGCAGGAGAACTTGTAATATATCATAAGCCAGAACCGGGTAAACGGTATGTTCTTGCCGCCGATACTGCTAAGGGTAAAGAAGACGGGGATTATGATGCTGCTTATGTGATCGATGCGCGGACAGGTGAAATGTGTGCTTCTCTACATGGAAAATGGGACACTGACCTATACGGTAAGAAACTGAACACTTTAGGCTTATATTACAATACAGCCCTGCTTGCAGTGGAAAATAATAATACAGGTGAATCAGTGCTAAATACATTATTCAACACATGCCATTATCCACTTTTATATATGCACAAGAAGGCTGCATTGGGATGGCATACGAACCAAGCCACACGCCCTGTGATGATCAGCGACTTCAAGGAAGCGATTCGCGACCAGCTCTATGACATTTACTGTCCTGAGTTGTACAGCGAGTGTATGACGCTCATCGATAACAACGGTAAAGCTGAAGCAGATAGTGGTTGTCACGATGACCGTATCATGGCATATGCCATTGCTTTACAGGTAAGGCAAGTAGCTGATAAATGGTTTGAATGGTTCAAGAAAAAACAACAGCAACAGGAGGAATCGGAGCATGAAGAACACAATGGGGGAGCGGGGTGGATTTAATTGAGTGAAGGCAATGCGACATGGGTTCCGTTTGCTAAAGAAGAGGGGAAGCACATTCCGTCCAGTGCCCAGCTTCCTGATGTATTCGACAAGCTTTATGATGCTCATGGTTTGCTACCATTTGATTTAGGGAATGACCCTGCTTCATGTAGGCAACTGGTTAAAAACAGCAATATAATTCCTCAGTGTATCGAAGCATATCGGCGCAATATTGCTGGACATGGGATTGCATTGGAATACTTACCTGGGGAAAGTGATGAAACGGCTAAAGACGAATGGAATCGGGCTGAACGATTCTTGGAAACGTGCAACCTTGAAGATAATCCCGAAGAGATCATAGGTCAACTCATTGAAGATTTGGAAAGTACGGGCATGGCTAATGTTGAAGTTGCTTGGCCAACAGGTAGTGAGTTCCCTACGATATTTCGTATGGACCCGAAATATGTACGTTATACACGTGAGAGTAATAAAACAATCATTAAACGTAAACGGCGGATAAGTTCAACTAAAAAGGTTGAAGAATTTTCGCAAGAGGTATGGACGAGAAGATACGCTATGAAGCGTAGTGCTTCAGTTGTTTGGTTTAGATTGTTTGGTACTGAAGGCGAAGAAGGAGAAAATGAGATTATTCCTTTGCGTATTGGTAATAATGAGGCCTATGGTGAACCACGTTGGTTTGGTAATGCTCCTGGTGTAGTTGGAAGTCGTGAAGCTGAAGAACTGAATGTTTCTTATTTTTCCAATGGTCGAATGCTTTCTATGATCTTGACGGTGACAAATGGCCGTCTAACAAAAGAATCCATGGAATTATTAAAAAAAGTTAAGGGTTCCCAGTCGCAAGGTGGTATTCTTTATCTTGAAGCTAAAGGGCAAGAAACAGGTGGTCCCATGGATGAAAAGGTGGAGAAGGTAGCAATTAAGTTGGACAAGCTGAATGATCTTTTACAACAAGATGCGCTTTTCCTTGATTATGGTAAGGAGAAAAAGGCCGACATTCTTTCATCTTTCCGTTTACCGCCGATTCTTGTTGGCCAAAGTTCAGACTATAACCGAGCAACAGCTCAGGCGGCACTTCAATTTGCTGAGGAGCAAGTGTTTTCACCTTATCGCAAATGGATTATGTCGGAAATCTTTAATAAGCGTTTATTTCCTGCACTAGGTATTTTTCGAGTACGGGCTGTTTTGCGTGGGCCAAAAATCATTGACCCTGCTGATCGTAAAGCTATGTTAGACTTTATCGCTGATCGAGGTATTATGTTGGTTCGTGATCTCATCCCTATTGCTGAGGATGTATTGGGTACGACGGTGGATGAAAGTAAGTTCGCTATTGAGTACCTTGATACACCGATTGCACAATTAGCCTTTAATCAGCCAACAATCCTTGACCCTGAAAAGGATAGTGATACAGATGATCTGCAAGATCGTGTCGCTGTCATTGCAAAACGCTTGTTAAAACAAGCAGACAAGGAAGCTAATATTCATGTGTGAGTCGTGCTGGGCGTTGATCGCAAAGGCTGATGATGATGAGTTTTTAGACAGTCTTGAACTTACTTATGTGGAGCGTAAGGTTTTAGAAGAGCTGTACAAACAGGGTGAGGATCGCATCATAGAGATCCTAGAGTTACAAGGACAAGAACTCCAGGATGCTATTGGCCAACTAAGTGAGGAAGTATTAGGAGAAATTGGAGAGTTAGCAAAAGTACTTATTTCTCTTCATACATCTGATGTATTTGCTGATTTATTCGAAGAGGCAGTACAAGAAGCATTTGAACCTTTATTCCAGCTGGCAGGCGAGACGGAATTACTTGGTTTAAACGAAGATAAAGCATGGAATATCAAGAACAAGGCGGCACAACGCTTCGTAAAAAATATTAAAGCGTTGGTTCCTGATATGAACACTTCTTCCACTGATACTTTATTGAGAAGTTTTGAAAAGGCAATTGAAGCAGGAAAAACACCATCGGAAAGAGCGTTGCTAGTGCAAGAGATAAGCAATCAAGCTTCTACAGGTGAAGATGGTCCATTCTCCATGCAACGTGCTCAACGGGTTTCGCGCACAATGAGTACGGCTGCTGCTAATGGTGGTAAGTTGGAAGGGTGGAAACAATCTGAGGTTGCCAAGGGTAAAAGGTGGCGATCTGCAGGAGGCACAAGGACACGAAAAAGCCACCGCAAGGCAAATGGTCAAGTTGTTGACCTAGATAAGCCGTTTACGGTGGGCTCCAGTAAATTAATGTATCCTGGTGATCCGGTAGGTGAAGCAAAGGAAATCGTCAACTGTCGATGCACAATGCAATTAGTTTTGAATTAGTACTTGTAGCAGTTTTCCCAAGCAAATTCATCAGCATGTTCGGGAGTGGCGTTTCCTGAAACAATGTCATCCATTCTGCGAATATGTTGTGCAATTGTATTTTCAGCATCCTTAACCTTACTAACTCTTGCACTAAATATTTTAAGGTGATCGTCGTTCATTAGTTTTACTGCACACTTCTTAGAAGCTGGAATACTATCCTGACCTTGTTTAAGTAAGTCTCTGTAATCAGGCAGTATTCCTACAATTTTAGCATTTTCAATGGGGGTCCAAGTAGCCATGAAATCACTCCTTATATATTTTGGGGTATTATACCATTTTTCCATGAGAGGAGGTGAATAAAAAAATGACACATAAACTGAAGGATGCAAAGATCACACACTTGTCGCTAGTAGATAAGGGTGCTAATGGTGTACCGTTTGCCATCATTAAGGCAGCAGGCAAGAATGCTATTCAGAAGCAAGTCCAGATTGCCAAAATGGATGATACGAAGCACATTGTAATCGGTGTGGTTTATCAACCTGATATTGAGGATGCCCATGGTGATATGATGGATGCGGTTGAGATTGAAAAGGCAGCTCACTTGTTTATGGAGAATCAACACACGTATAACATCGATAAGCAACACGATTTGGATACTGATAAGGGTTATGTAGTTGAATCCTACGTTGCACCATGCGATATGGAAATTGGTGAACAAGTGATTGCAAAAGGCTCATGGGTTGCAGGTGTCAAAGTTACAGACGATGATACTTGGGAAGACATCCAGAAAGGTGAAATTACAGGTTTTTCGATGTGGGGCATAGGTAAGCGTGAGGAAGTCGAAGATGATACTGAAGTATCCAAGGGGCTTCTGCATAACATCAAAAAAGCAATTAATGCAGCCTTGTCGCCCATCATTAAAGGTGCTGTAGCTGACAAATACAATAAGAACCGAAAGAACCGTGAATTTTGGGCAGCGCAAGATGCCTTGAACGCGGTTCTTTTTCGTTGGGACTCATGGGAATCAGGAATGGAAACTGACTCAGAAATTATTCGAGAAGCCTTGCAAGATTTTGTTGAGATTGCCCAAGAGGTTTTGCTGCAAGAAGACATTGTTAAAGCAATTGGAAAACCAACTGAACAAATTGCTAAGGCAGGTAAAAAGCTCTCGAGCGGCAATTCCAAGCATTTAGATGATGCTATTGCTGCTTTAACAACACTTAAAAATAATACGGCTGAAGAAGAGCCAGTGGAGGATGACGATTTGAAAGCAGAGGACATTGCAAAAGCTGTACAAATTGCTGTAGCACCTATTGTTAAACAAGTGGAGAACTTAGCTGCTGACGTAACAGAATTGAAGAAGCAGGATGGTGAGGGAATTGAACCAGGCGTTAATGCAGAAGGTGAAGTTACACCGCAACCTGATGCTTTGACTGATGCCATCACAAAAGCGCTTGCTCCGTTGACGGAACAAATGAGTACGTTGGCTGCGGATGTACAACTTGTAAAAAATAGTCGTGGCGGTTCTGCTCAAGGTGGAGCTATTGACGATATTCAAAAATCTAACGGAGTAAGCTTCAGCGGTTTGCTGTAGTTTAATCCAAATTTGAGAGGAGATTAATAATTTTATGAGAACTAACGGACAAATTGCTAAATCAACCACTGTTACAACGATGGACCAACCTGCACTTAACTATGAGCAAGTAGATGCATTTATGACCATGGCTTATGAATCTACGGAGTTCCTGAAAGGAATTCGTACTATTACTCGTGATAGTGCTAAAGGTACAATTGATAAAATTGGTGTCACTGGCCGCAATCTTCGGGGCAAGGTAGAAAACAACATGGCTACCAATATCACAGGTCCAACATTCCCACAAGTACCTTATGCTGTATCACCTGTTGTACTTCCTTTCGAAATTACTGAAGAATTTATTCGTCAGACGCAACGTGTTCGTGGGCAAGATGCCGAGAGTATCATCATGACGGCCATGACGAAGAACTACGGTGATAATATGCAGGACTTGGGCTTTAACGGGGATACTGATACACTAAACACTGATCCAGATTACGACTTTTTGAAAATTAATGATGGATGGTTGAAAGTCGCAAAGGCAAAAGGCAATGTCATTGACTGGTCAACACTTCCAGTCGATAAAAAGGTGGGTATCTTCTTTGAACTGGAACGTTCTATTCCGACGCGTCTACGTGCAGCTGGGATATTCAAATATTTTATGCATCCTAACACGTTTTCTGAACGACTTCAGAAGCTGGCTGAGAAAGATACCAGTGCATCGATTCAATTGCAAATCCTTGGTGGGGTAAAGAAGATCAACTCATATGAGGTTGAGGAAGTAGCACATATGCCTGAAGGTTCGGTGATCTTTACGTATCATCAGAACTTTGCATTGGTGAATACCTATGACATGCAGATCAGAAAAACAACTGAAGGTAAAGAAGCTATTTACGCAGACAAACGTTTTTATGCTATCCATTCTGATCTTGATTCTATTTTTGAAGAACCTGCAGCAGTAGGTTATGCGGAAGGGGTGACGTTCTGATGCCATACATCACATACCGCGGAACCAATGCATCCCTAATGCTTCATGGGATCCGTTTCATAGCCAACACTCCTGTTTTAGTCCAAAGTGAATCAGTGACTAAACTTTTTCGTGATCGGAATGATTTTGATGTTGAAGAGAACAAGACTGTTCCGATTGAAGAAATGACTGTACCACAGCTTAAGGAAAAGGCTAAGTTAGCTGGAATTGAGGGCTTTGCTGACATGAAAAAGGCAGAGTTGATAACTGCACTGACAGGTGATGACACACCGCCAGCAGATGAATTGAACAAAAAGCAGGGAGCTGACGGTAAAAATGCTGACAGCAACAATCCTCCAACAGCGTAGTCGTGTAACGCCAATTCAGGAGGCGTCTGAAGAACTCCTTAAACAGTACATTGATGACGCCCAAGTACGAATTGAATTGTACTTGCCCATACCGTTTCCCGAAGTTGTAGATCGACAACTCATGTTAGCTTGGGTGAAATTAGCTGAAGGGCTTGCTCTACAGGACAGTGAGGAATACTTGGCTGCTGTAGCTCGTAATTATGCATCTGAGAGTGATGGAGCTTGGACATATACAAGGCAAGCAATTGCAGGTAAAACCACAGGTAACCCGGATGTGGATGCAATACTATTCCTTTGGGTGAAAAAGCAGCAAGAAGGCCCTGACGATGGTAACATCAGGGCTTATTTGTTATGAATCATCGTCTTAAAATACCGCTTGCTGTTTATCGGGTGGGAAGCAAGCGGGATGATGATAATCTGTTCAACAATAGAAAAAGCAGTAAAATTGCTGATTTGAAATGTTTTGTTGTTAAAACAGAGACAACGCAGAAATTAGACTCTAACCCAGTAGTATACATCGTTAAGAAAACTATTGGTGTGGCTAAGACAGCAGATGTGCAACTTAGTGATGAGGTAGTACTTTTTGGTAGGAGATATTTAGTCATTGATTCAAACCCGCGTCGTTACTGGCGTGAATTGCTTGTGACATGTGAGGTGAAGGGCAATGATCGTTAATGATTTTGATGGAGTGTCCAAACGATTTAAAGAAATTGCTGACAGAGGCATGAAGCAAATATTGACGAACATTGCTGAAGCTTTAGGCGAAAGCTTGTTGAATGTAATTATCGATGAAGTATACAATCAGGAATTAATTGATTCAGGTACAATGTGGAATTCATTCTCTCGTGGGGATAAAAACAATGTATGGGAATGGGACATTGATCGAAATGCTGTTACCTTGGAAGTTGGCTCAAATTTAGGTACCGCAGATACAGAGGCATGGAGTTACCCTCGATTAGTGAACGAGGGATACACAATTCATAAGGCCCACTTTGTACCTGGTTATTGGAATAGTGGTGGCTCCTTTGTTTATGATCGTAACGCAAAAGGTGGATTTATAGCCAAACCAAGGACTTTCATTGGTAGACACTATTTTGATATTGCCATCGATGAATTTAAGGGCGGTATGAATGAATTAATCCTAGAACGATTAGAAAAAGAACTAGAGAGGATGTTGCATTGATGGACGTTGGTTTGAAAGTATGGGCTGAAATTGTGCGACAAGTTTATCCTGATCTATCTATTCTAAGAGACCGTTCGCAATGGTTAGCGGGGGACTTTGAACTACCTTCAGTATTTATTGAAACAGATTTAGTATCGGATCGGGTCCATACTCCACGTGCTGACCGCATCATTGAAGATGTTGGACTTGTCTTTCACTTTGATAAAGAACGTGTGACGGAAGAGGATGAAGGGGAACCCATCCCCTTCGATCTAACACCGTTTTTCACCTTTCTACGTCAGCAACGTTTTAACTATGCTTCGAAGAAATTTGGCATTGCTATGGTCATAGAACCACCAAGAACTAGACCACATAAGGATAAAGTAGAAGTCACATTTCGCTATTCGTATCTTTTGAATGTACCGAAAATATCAGTGCAAAAAATTAATGAATTTAATATCGCTTATGAGAAAGGAGTTTGAATCATGAGCACCACACGCAAAGAGAAGTTTCCAACTACACCAAAAGAGTTGGATAAGCGGACTAAAAAAGAATGGATTGAGGGCGCTGTCGCCTTGAAGCATGAACGCTTTGAGGTGGCGGGCGCCCTTTTTAATTGCAATCCAGATGAACTACTGTCACAACAAGAAGTTGAAAAGCGTTTGGATGCATATTTAAATCCAACAGTAACTCAAAGGGAGGAAATAGTAGATGTCAATTCAAAGGAATAGAGCTGGTGGTTATGTTGATTTGATTGCTCTTGCAAAATCAAGAGTGACTCCAGTAACAGGTAGGGTTTTAATTCCCTATCAAAGTGAGTGGGGAGCGCCTAACCAAGCTGTGGACATGGCCAATACAGCCGAACGTTTAAAAGAGTCAGGTCTATTGGTAGATGAGCTGGAGTTAGCATCAGAAACTGGGGCTACTGTAGTAGGGTATCGTGTTACGAATGGTGAAGAAAAGGTTGCATCAGTTACTGTGGCTGATAGCTACACGATCGAAGCTCGTTATCCTGGATTGCGCGGAAACGACTTTGAATATATGATTCGTGCAAGTTTGGTTGATGCAAGCAAAAAAGAAATCATTATTCGAGACATTAAAGGCATCTACGATACAGAGACATTTCTTGTGACAGATAAAGTGACGGCTGGGGAAACATTGAAGAAGTCTAATATGGTTCGTTTTAAATCTATTGGTTCAGTGGATTTAGTTGACGTAGCTTTTACACAACTTTCAGGTGCAGTAACTGGCACAGCGATCATAACAGCGTCTGATTGGAGTCGCATTTTTAATCGCATCGATGGATTAGTTTTTGATGTGGTGTATTTACCTTCAACAAATGCTGCTGTACAAGCTGCCGCTAAACAATGGCTCCTTGATCGCCGTACAAAAGCTCGTAGGCTTGCTCAGTTAGTTGTGGCCGGTCTTGATTTAGACGATACCGACATTGAAAAACATAATGCTCGAAGTCGTGCGATGAATGCTAGATTCATCGTCAATTGTTCCATTGCTGGTACACATACCAACGGAAAAACATATAATTCTGTGCAATGGGCTGCTTGGTTAGCAGGTTTGATGGCGGGTACACCTGCAAATAAATCTTTTACTGGTGTTAAGGTTCCAATGACTCAGGCTGTTATCGATTGGAGTCATAGTGAGGTCATGAAAGGTCTTGCAGAGGGTACGCTAATGGCAACACGAGATGGCTATGATTACATCATTGAGTCTGCGGTCAATACATTGACAACATTGGCTGAGGGTGAGCGTGAGGATTACGGTAAAATTCGTGTATCAATGACGATAGATCAAATTCTCAATGACATTTATGGCGCTGCTAAAAAACAAAAAGCAAAGCTAGATAATGATAAGGGTGGCAGAGGAATGTTTATAGCTACCGTCCTAGAATATTTAGCTATCCGCAGAGGCCAGAAAGCAATTGATGAAGGATACACATTTATAGAAGACCCTGACCAAACAAGTGACTTCGATTATGCGTACTTCAAATTATTGGCTAAACCGCTTGATGCTATTGAAGCATTCTATATCAAATGGGAGGTAGCATAGTAGATGGAAAGAGAACTTATTGGACGAAACTTATCTGCACAGGATGATAATGGGGATGACATTCAAACAATTAAGGAAGTTGAAGTCCTCTTGAAACCTGAAAACTTGGATATTGTTCGAGCCGGGCGTATGGCTAAAACAAAGCAACTAACAGGCTATGAAATTTCCGTCAAGTTAGTTATGTCTAAATTAGAGTCACGACTACGGTATCGGCTTTTGGATGACTTTAAGGCAGGGAAAACAATGTTTCTTGAACGAATTACTGGATCACTTGAGGATAAAATTACAAGCAATGTAGAACGTGTACTGATTACAGGTATTCATATTCATGGTGATATTGATATTTTGGTGGCTAAGATAGACGAAAATAACGGTATTGATATTACATTAGAGGGTACTGCTACAGACTTCGATTTTGTAGACAAATTCCCTGACTATATGGCATAGAGAACGGTTCTTCCGTTCTCTTTTTTTATATCCTAAATAAAACACTGGAGGAATTTATAATGAGCGACAAATTGCAAAAATACTTATCTGCTGGAACAAAATCTGATAAACCTGAGCAAATTGAAGTAACTGTTGATGGTGAAAAGTGGTCTGTACGTCGTCTTACAACAATGGATATTCGCCGTTGTTATGATGTTTCATTCTATGAGGACGGATCTGCTAAAGAAACTTTTAATGAGATTGACGCCATGATTGTTCGTGCGACAGAACATGATTTTGACTGGAACAATACAGAGCTTTTAAAAGCGTTTAATTGCATTAATAAAAATGAGCTTCCGCCACGAATGTTAAGTAATCCTGATGATTATGCTGTATTGTCCAAGGCTGTTCGCAACTTCCAAGAAACAAAGGAAGAGTTGCTTAAAGAAGCAAAAAACTCATCAGGCGAGACGGAGAAGCAAGCTGGATAGCGTCCTTTTGGATTAATCAGAAGAAATTGCCTGCGGAAGTCTTGCCTTATGAAATCAATTTGAATCGGCAGTACTATTTTTGTTTGGCCGCATCCATGTTAGCAGAAGAAGAACAAAAGAAATTAAATAGATAGGGGGTGAAAGTCATAGCAAACACAGCTAGAATATCAGTCCCTATATCTTTGCAAGACCTTGTAACTGGTCCACTTAAAAAAGTTGAAAAACAATTTCAGCATACACAAGATGATGTTGTTGGTTTACGAAGAGAAACCGATAAGACCAGCAGAGAAATGATCTCAGGCAATCGAAAAGCTGAAACGACTATAAAAAGTTTAGGGAAAGAGATTGGTAAAACTTCTGATAAAACTAAAGAGCTTGGAAGATCAAAGGTTTCAAGCATATTTACTAGAGCTAAAAGAGGTGCGGATCAGCTTTATTCTTCTGTTGGTCGTACAGCTAGTCGTATTAAAGGTATGGCAAGTAATGCGCGTGTCAATTTACGAGCAAATGATAATATTAGTCCTGCCATTGATGGGATATCTTCTAAGTTAGCGACATTAGCTGCTACAGCAGGAGGTATTGTTTTAGGTGGAGGAATAAAAGATTCTCTATTTGGTGGAGTGACAGACTATTACTCAGAGGTTGCGCGGAGTGCGGCTTTATTGCCTGAGGATATTAGAACACCTGCTGTGAAAAACGTGGATGATCTCTATAAACAAGGGCTCTTTGCATCAAGAAGTGAAGGTGTACAGCAGTTAGCAAATGCAGCTCCTTTGGTTAGAGATAAAAGCAAAATGAACGATTTTGTCAATGAATCAGCCAAGATTCAATATATTAGACCTGATTCCGGAGCGGAAGAAATTAACAGAGCATTAGCCCAATCAGCAGACACATTCAAAGAATCCTACAGCCAAGTTGCAGACAGTATGATGTATGCCTACAAAGAAGTAGGCGATAGGCAACAGGATTTATTTGATACGTTTTGGGAGTATTCTGGATATTTTAAAAATGCAGGAACAACATCAGGACAAATGTCTAACTTTTTAGTTAAAAGTGTACAGGATGGTGCCTTTAACTTTGACAAGCCTGGGGACTTTTTTAAAGAAGTCTTTGGGGTTAAAGCATTGAATCAATCTGACATGGCAAGCTACTTTACATCAAGAGGGGCTGGATCAGAGGAAGCCGATCGACAAGCAACTGCATTTAGTGCAGACATCAACTCAGGTGATCAACAACGGATGAAAGGTGCATTAGCCGCTTTTATTGGTGATTTAGCTAGTCAAACAGAGGACCAGTTAAAACAATCTTTGGTGACATTGGGTTCCGCTACTGCTGAAGATAACGGATTGGCAGCACTTAAAAACTATCGTACTGCTTTTGAAGCCGCACCGAGTGATGTTGTAGGTACAACAGATCGCCTTGTTACAGCACAAAAAGAAGCTAATCCTATGCAGTCTAGCATCGAAGCCAGGAGACAAGTTGATTTACAGATGCAAGACATTGGTGCTAATTTGTCTACTGCTGCACTTCCAGCACTTCAAGAGTTTAATAAATTGATTACTGAGAATAAGGATAGTATTCAAACCTTTGGTTCTACCATTGCTGGATTTATTTCTGGTTTAACTGGTTTTTATAAAGATCATTTTAATGTCATCAATGGCGTTTTAGGAACTCTTGGAGCAGGATTCTTAGCTAAAAAGGGTTGGGACGGATTTCAAAAGGGAAAGAATGTTGTTGGAAATATTGTAGGTTTGTTTACTGGTAAAAAAAATAAAAATAAACCAGGCTCAGGTTTGGGTGGTTTGGGAGACATGTTATCACCATCATCTGGTATGACTATTAATGCTAGTGTTGTATATCTTAACGGTAGCATTGGTGGTGGAATGGGTGGTGATTTTTTTGATGATTTTGATGGGGGTAGTGACAGAAAAAGAGGTAAGGGTACAAGAACAAAAAGAACTCGTAGACGTGGCAGAAATAGAAGAAGAGGCATGGGATTTGGCTCAAGGCTAGTATCTGGATTTAAAAATGCAACTGGTGGATTTATGGGTAATAGAGGCACTTCAATTCTTCAATCCATTGGTAGAGGTACAAAAGCTGGGGGCAATTGGCTATCCAATCTTGGTAAGGGTCTTTTAGGTGGAGGTGGCAAAGTTCTGAAAGGGGCTGCTCCTATTCTTAAGGGGGTAGTCAAGGGTGCAGGAATTGCGGGAACTATTGCTAATGTAGGTATGAGTGCCTATGATTTATATCAAACTGCCAAAGACAAAGGGATAAGAGAAGCAATCTCAACAAGGGGCGGATCTGTCGCTGGTAGTATCGGTGGTGGAGCAGTTGGGGGTGCTATTGGCTCATTAGCTGGCCCAATTGGTACAGCAGCAGGTGCAGCAGTCGGAAGCTGGGTTGGAGAGAAACTGGGTAGCTTAGCTGATTCAAGTGGAGCGACTAGGTGGGTAGTAGATAAAACAGTAGAACTAAAAGATTCTGTTGTTTCCTTAGCCAATAATGTAGGAGATAAATTCAAAAACTTTTTTGGATTTGGTAGTAAGAAAGAAGAGCCTTCAGTTAATCCTACCGTTAGAAATAAAGTGATTAAGCCTGATTTTAATGTTTCTAATGCGAAGGAAGCTGAAAAGGGTGTTGCTGTTGTAGGAATTGCGGCCACATTGACTGCTAATAAAACAACTGCAATAGGACAAAAGTCAAAGAAAAGCTTTACAGAGGTTATGAATGGATCTCAAAAAGCAGGTAAGAGCTTTTCTAATGTCAGTGCTGCCGCGCTTAAGGAATCCAACCAAACAAAACAATATTTAATGAGCTTGAAGAATATTGTCAGCCAAGGCTCTCTATGGGGTAGTAATTTAATTTCCATGATGGCTTCAGGGATGCGCAATAGCTTTCCAACTCTAAACAATGCTGTAGGAGCAGCCGCAGGTGTAATTCAAAACTTTTTAGGCTTCCATTCACCAACTAAAGAAGGTCCTGCATCTGACTCCGATCGATGGGCAGGTAATTTTGTAACGATGTTTGCAGGAGGGTTACGTGCTGATCCAATCAGACAACGTATGAGTTTAATTGCACGTTCAGTTCGTAACAGTATAGAAGGCATAGAAGGAACAAACTTGTCTAATGGAAGTATTCCCGTTCGGACGACCCCATTAACTGGACAAGCTACACCAGGTAGTAAGTCTGTTGCCATTGGAAATATTACTCTGGACTTTGGAACATTAGCTTCAGGCATTACAGACTTTCAATCGTTTGCCAAAGCCTTGACTAGTCCAGAAGGTCGAGCACTCATTAGAAATGTATTTGGCGAAGAATTATATAAAGCTTTAGAGGTAGGAGGGTAAATCATGTTGACACTATCGCAAGGTGAAATTTGCCTAACCTTCCCCATCACTCCAGCAGAGATTCAAATTACATCCGGAAATGAAGTGGAAACCTTTACTGTCATTACTGGACAAGAACGAACAGGGAAACCTTCTGCTAAATTGCAGAGGGTTTCTTTTGCATCTATTTTACCTAGAGCTTGGGAGGATATTTGGGATAAGTCTGAGAAGCAGACAGTAACATATAAAACTCCAGAGGTCACATGGAAGTTATTGAATCAATGGCTCAGTAAGCCTGTTGTACTTAATTTCGATGGTTTATTTAGCCAAACAATGCTCTTCGAAAATATGGAGCATACGTATAAAGATGGTCAAGGTAATCTGCATTATACCTACTCATTTGTAGAATACAATCCTGTCAAAATTGTCTCTTATTCTAACAGTAAACAGGTTCTTAAACCTGGTACCATTATCACTAAATCATCCAAGAGTCGACCTAATACCACAGCCAAAAAATCAAAAAAGAATGCTAAAAAGAGTACTAAAAAGGGAGCGAATGCAAAGGCAAAAAAAGCGGATAAAAACGCTAAGGGTTCTTTTGATTACACTGCTCAAAAAAATAAAATATCTAATAAAGTGAGGGCACAACCATATTAGAGGTGGATTGTAATGAACGATTTTGCAATTATCTACGGTAAGCATAACGCTCGTCAGGAGTTAACTGACGCAGTAGAAGAACTATCATGGTCATCTTCAAGGGATGAAATCGCTCGTAGTGCTACAGTGCGGTTGCGGGGCGCTAAAGATATTAAGATAGCCGGTATGCTGATGTGCTTTTCTCATAAAATAGGCCAAGCCCTCTTGCACCATAAAAATCAATTCTTTCATGGCGTTATAGTTAAATATGATCAGGATGAGTTTTCTAACGCTTGGGACATCGAAGCAAGGGAACTCGCCTGGTATCTATCGAAAAACAAAGGAACTAGGCCATATTTAAATGGTGAAGCTGGGGCTGAACTACAACGTTATATCAAGACAACTGGAATTGATTTTCGTTGTCCCAAGCTAGGGTTTAACATTGATGAGCGATATGGTACAATGACCCACTCTGAATTGATATTAGACGTTTTGCAAAAGGCATATGAGCGTAGTGGCTACCGTTATCACGTTGACACTGTACGCACAGAAAGCGGATTTTATATACAAGTGGTAAGAGAAGGAACCAATTTAACGGTTCCTATTTTTTTGCCCGAACAAATGGAATCAAGTACTGAGGGACTGTCTATTGAAGAAACGTATACAGTTGTGACAGCCCAAAAGTGGAAAGATGACAAATTAGCTTCTTCTGTTACTAAATCTAGCAGTGATGCAATAAATACCTTTGGCCGAATGGAGGAAATTATTGAAGTTGAGGAAGATGAAAACCCAACGACAATTGCAACGCAGAGATTGAAACAAATGTCAGAGGGCAAACGCACCAAAAAAATTACTGTTAAACATGAGGACCATAACTTAACTGGATTACGTGCCGGTTGGCTAGTGTTGATAAAAACAGATCATGTAAGCAAGTGGATTGTTGAATCAGCGGAAAGCAACTTTAAAAACGGCGTCTATACAGTAAAATTGGAGCTTGAAAGGAGGGAAGCGTGATGCTGCAAGATGCGCTTAAAATGATTCAAGAAAAAGCGAAACGCAATATCGATGCTAGAGACACAGAACGTGCAACCTTACTGAGTTGGCCAAATGTCAAAATAGAGGTTGATGGTGATCCGTATCCGTATGAATCGGCAAGTTTGGTTGTTGCTGACTACCTTCAAGAACGTGAACTGGAAGTGATCTTTGATGTAACAGAACCTATTCCAACAACGATGAAGGGAAAGCTTCTAATTCCAAGCCCGCTACAGGTTGGGGATCGACTTTTGGTATCTCGTATGACTGGCCAACGCTACTACGTATTAGGTAAGGAGAGGTAGGGTTATGGCTGAGCAAGATAATTATTTTCCAGAGATTGAATTGAGTGAAGTTGATGTTACTGACCTAATTGATTCCATACCATCTGCAACCAAGTGGACATATAAGATAGATTACCGTAATCGTAGGGCTGTGTTGGATGAATATGGCCATCCTGTACGTACCAAAACATATGAAGAATTTCTAGTTGAGACCGCAATGAAAATACTTTGTACTGAACGATTTCAATATGTTGTATACGGCGAAGATATGGGCGTTGAAAAATCTGAATGGGCAAGTTGGGAAGATGCAGAGATAATGAGAGATATAGAGGAAGCATTAACTGCTCATCCTGAGATACAACAAGCAGAAGTTAAATTCTTGACGCGTGTTGATCGTGGTTTAGACCTAACTATTCAGATTATAGGGCTAGCAGGGATTGTTGAATTAAATGAGGTGATTGATATATGAGTTTAACCATTAATGATCTGCCTAAGTTTCCGTCCATGCCGGTACTTGAAGAAACGCCTGAAATGATTTATCAACGTTGGGTCAATCGTGCAATTGGGCTCGCCAATGAACGTGGGTTACCGCCGCCACCAGTAAGTGAAGGTGAATTTTTTTATGATATGTGGTACCCCATTGCTCAGGAATTGGCCGAACAACAAGAATTATGGGGTTATGGTGTACTACAATCAAGTGCGATTTGGGCAGACGATGAATTTTTAGATGCGCATGGTTGGGCGGATGGGATTGTCCGAAAAAGTGGAGAGTTGGATGATGATTATCGATTAAGAATATTGGAACGTGCTTTTTCCGAGGAAGGCAGTGGACGTCGTAAAGATTATGAGAGTTGGGCCAAAGAGATTCAAGGGGTAGGCGGTGCAGTAGCAGTTGAGAAGGACCGTCATGATAACTCTATCGATGTATATCTAATGGATATGAACGGTCAACCGATTACAGAAGAGTTTGCTGAGAAAGTCAAAGAATTGATGTGGGAGGATTATCGTATTGCAGGTCATGATTTGGCTGTGCATCCAGCTCCTGTGTTCATGGTAAGTGTGAAAGCGACGTTGGAGACCACACAAGATTTGCAACAGTTAACTGAGCTAATTAAGCAGCGTATAACCAACTATGCAAATGGGCGAAAAACACTATTGTATAACTACATTGCAGCTCTATTACTTGTGCCAGGAGTAGAAAACTATAGTGACTTTACATTAAATAATGACAATCAGGATGTCGAGATCCCGCTTGTATCGCTCTTACAAGTCGAGGTGATTTTAACATGATTCCTGTTCGATACCGGGAAGTACTACCACCTTATTGGTATGAAAATGAGGTGGCTGGGTGGCACTTTGGAGTAATGGAGGAAGAGATTGATCTTCGTAAAAACAAGATGGACGATCTTGTAAATCAAGTTATATTACAACGTTCTACGTGGGGGCTTAGCCTGTGGGAGTGGATCTATTTTCGTGAGGAACAGGTCGGCTCGTTGGCGGACAGACGTGAAGCTATCCGTAGGAAACGATTAGCTAAAAAGCCGTTTAAACTTCCTATACTCCGTCAAATTGGCGCACAATATGGGAAGCTTTTAAAAGTGACAGAATCGTTTGAATCTAAGGAAATATATTTTGAGTATGAGGCGAGTTCTTCAATAAATATTGAGGGGCTTTTTAATGATTTCGAATATATTCGCCCTGTCCATATCAAGAGAGCAATGCCAGTTATTCAAGCACCAAAATCTACTATTACATTAAGTTCAAAATCATATTCATATAGATTGGATTTTCCTATCTGTGGTTTAGAAATGCCACTTGAACCAGGAACTAGTGGATTGATGGCATCTGAAAATATAATAGTAGGATTAACAACAATACGTGCTCAAATTGATAATCCAATCACAGGTTTTGAAATACCGATACAAGGAGGACAACATAATGGCTGATGTTATTCAACCGTTGTTGCTGGATAAAGTGGTGAATAGTGTGGATTCATATTTTGATCATGCACTTGTTAATGTAAGTGGGCAACTTGTGAAATATCCCATTCATAATACAGTTATTTCAGGCCGTACTGTGAGAAAATATATTTTTTTAAAGGATACTGAACTTATTGGAAAACAAATTTTAGGAGCATCCTTGATGGATACAGAAGGTAAAACATTAGCAAATCAAATCATGAATATTGTAAAAAATGACCGTGGCTTTCTGATCGGATTTGAGTTTAATGTCAAACTGGAGGGGAAAACAAATGTATAACAAACAAGAGTGGAAAGACGAGATTCCTGATCTGACACGCCCTATACTTGATAGCAATGGAAAACAGAAGACAGACCCACAAACAGGACGACCGCTGTTCGAACTTGTCCAGGAGGGGACTAGAATTACATCCACCAGGTTAAATACAATGGAAGGCGGAATTGAAAATGCTCATACATTAATAGAACATCTCGCTAAAGAAATAGGTGGGAACTTTGTAGCTACAATTAACGGTGTGATGGGCTTATCTTGCACTGCACAAGGTTTAAAAGCTACTTGGACGGCTGGTGTGGCATATGTAGGCGGAAGGAGATATGAAGTGTCATCAGGGGAAATGGCACTGAATCCGACACAAGGTCAATATTTATATGTGGATGTCGATGGTGCAGTCAAAAAGACAACATCTGAAGCAACAGCCAAAACAGGTTTGTTGCTTTTTTATGTAGCTACAGACACCAGTGCTGTAATTTCTTCTAAAGACCGTCGTCAAAATATCAACCTAGAAGAGCTAATTAAAAGAGTAGAATCTGTTGAAATACCTGAAGATTTAATAAATCAAGTGCAACAAATCCCAAGGGATTACGTTCGTTACCCTGCCTTTGCAACTACCCAAGGGACACCTGCTGCTTACACCGTTACATTAAATCCTGCACCATTAGCATCCCCAGGTCTGCCAGAAGGAATGGGAATAACAATTGTTCCGCACAGAATAAACACTGCAAACCCTACGTTAAAAATAAATGACTTTAGTGCAATGCCTTTAAGAAATGTAAACGGTCAGGCACTTAAAAGTTCGGAACTTAAAGCAGGAATACCACAAATGTTCAGATATATGAATGGGGCATTTGTGGCAGTTAGTCCAGTTGAAACTGCAGAGGCTTTGAAATTTGCAGCCTCTAATGGAATGACGTCTACAAATGTACAAGATGCAATTATAGAGGCTTTTCAATCTGGCAGTGAGTTTAAGTCTAAGCTCGCAGAAGTAATCACTGCCAAAGGACAACCAACTTCTGCAATAGATAGTTTATCAACTTTCATAACTAACATTGAATCAATTGGACTAGGTATAACTTGGATATCTCGTACAAGTGCTACTGACAATGCTTGGATGAGTGTAACATATGGTAATGGAATGTTTGTTGCTGTGGCAAATACTGGTACTGGTAATCGTGTAATGACCTCACCAAATGGTATAACTTGGACATCTCGCACAAGTGCTGCTGACAATGATTGGGCGAGTGTAACATATGGTAATGGAATGTTTGTTGCTGTGGCAAGTAGTGGTACTGGTAATCGTGTAATGACCTCACCAAATGGTATAACTTGGACATCTCGTACAAGTGCTGCTGACAATGCTTGGAGATGTGTAACATATGGGAATGGAATGTTTGTTGCTGTGGCAAGTAGTGGTACTGGTAATCGTGTAATGACCTCACTAGATGGTATAACTTGGACATCTCGTACAAGTGCTGCTGACAATGATTGGATGAGTGTAACATATGGTAATGGAATGTTTGTTGCTGTGGCAAATACTGGTACTGGTAATCGTGTAATGACCTCACCAAATGGTATAACTTGGACATCTCGCACAAGTGCTGCTGACAACAGTTGGATGGGTGTAACTTACGGTAATGGAATGTTTGTTGCTGTGGCAAGTAGTGGTACTGGTAATCGTGTAATGACCTCACTAGATGGTATAACTTGGACATCTCGTACAAGTGCTGCTGACAATAGTTGGGGATGTGTAACATATGGGAATGGAATGTTTGTTGCTGTTGCTTATGTTGGTACTGGTAATCGTGTAATGACCTCACCAAATGGTATAACTTGGACATCTCGTACAAGTGCTTATAGCAATACTTGGAGATGTGTAACATATGGTAATGGAATGTTTGTTGCTGTTGCTTTTGCTGGCGATGGTAATCGTGTAATGACATCTTCCCCAATATAATAAAAATATTAGTTAGCTTCATTGTTTCTCTGAGCCGATCAGGGGGCTATTCCCCTATCTCATAACAAAAAGGAGGCAAACCCATGGACCCCACAGCAATCTTCGCCGTCATTACCGCCCTCAGCGGCATGGCGCTGGGCTGGCTTGGTCGGACACGCACAATTAAACAAGATGCCGCGCATGATGCAGGAACAGTGACAGCATTACAAACTGACCTTGAGTACATTAGACGTGGTGTGGACGATATTAGGCTTGACCAAAAAGTACAAGGACAACAGATTGTAGCTTTAGGTGAGAGAATAGCGAGACTTGAAGAGGCGTATAAGTCTTTACGTCAGAGAGTAGATAAAATAGAAGAGTAGGAGGATTAACCTTGGACAAAACTAAATATAAAATAGAACGCCGTTATATTACAAAGCGTCCCAACACAAGACCAGGAACCCGACTTAAAACGGGTAGTCCGGTCTTTTTTGTTGCACACGATACAGGTAATCCAGGAGCTTCAGCTTTAAATCACTTCAACTATTTTGACAAGTTGGTGGGTAGATCAGCATCAGCTCACGTTTTTATTGACGACAAAATGATTATTGAAATCATCCCAACAGGTACAAGCAATGACCCTGCCGAAAAAGCTTGGCACGTACTTTACAACGTGACAACGGATAATGAACGCTTTGGCTACGACAGCAATGATGCTGCTTTAGGGATTGAATTATGTTATGGGTCTAATAAAAACAACAGTATTAATTTCGAAGAAGCCTATAAACGCTTTGTTTGGTACTTGGCATTTTGCTGTGATAAGTGGGGGAAGAATCCTTTTGTACACATTCCATCCCACAAACAGTTAGACCCAGCCCGCAAGCGTGATGTAGATCAGGCTTTGGCTCTCTATGGTAAGACCTTAAAGGACTTATTAAACGACGTAGCTGCTGAGCTTAAAGCAGTACCGCAAGTTACGTTGGACTTTGTGCCATTGGATAAAGGTATGGCTGAGTCATTGATTAAGGACTATGTATCTCCTGCGTGGTTTGCTTACGCTGGGGATCAGGAAGGGCAGACACACTTTAATAACCTGGCTAATAATTTGCGGCTAAATGCTGGATTGCCAGTCAATGGAGTTACTGGACCATTAACCAAGCTGCATAAGAGCAACGTACAAGAGATCATTTTTAGGTGGCTATCTCCTGCATGGTTTGTAGCCAAGGCAGAAGGTAAAGGCGATCTAGCCAAACAATTAAATGCTACAGCTAACGCACTAAGGCGAGCTGCTGGATTGCAAATAGAGTAACTAAATTGAGAGGATGATTTGAATGAACAAGAAAAGATGGCGTAACTATGCTTTATGGGTGAGTGTCGTATCACAGGTGCTATTGTTGGTGCAGTTGATCGGCAGTATTACAGGAGCATTTGCATTGACGGATATTATGCGTGAGGATATATTGACAATTACTAACGTATTTTTAGGACTGCTAGCTACACTTGGGATTATAAGCAATCCAACTAAACCTGACAGTGGTGGGTATAACTTGTGA